AAATTAAAATCACGACCTAGGAATGGAATTTCAACTTCGAATAAGTTTGGACGGGCAGCATCACCAAGGATAGCGCCAATCTGCATTTCCAATGCCATTGTGTTTGTTTCCTATGTTTATTTAGAAGGGGTTTTCAACCCCTTCAATTAGCGATTAACTATTAGATAGAACCCAATAGTTCTTGGAAGTTTGCATCCGAACGAGTCGCGACAAACGATAGAGTTACATAGTTGATCGATCTAGCTGGTTTGATCATGATTGCAGCGCGGAATTCGTTGTTGTCAACTACATCAGCAGTGTTGTTACGATCAGAACATTCAACGTAGTAATCATAGATACCGCGTTGGGCACGAATACCTTCTAGGTAAGCATTGACTTCAGTACGGAACGAATTTTGCGTAAACGCATCATTAATTTCGAACAGTCTGTACTTCGATGCATCGGAAATGGCTTTTTCAAGCAAGTTGAACAGTCTACGCACGTTGATGCGACTAAATGCCGATGGGGCACTCATAGCTGTTTTATCACCGTACATGAAAGTACCTTCACCTTCCACGCTGATTACCGGGTTAACCTGTGCTTCATACAGACTATCACGATGTGCTTGTTTCGGTGCGATTGCTAATTTAACAACAGACTTGATTTGACCACGGGTCAGCCCAGCAGGCGAATACCATGCCTGTGCCACTTGATCGGTATATGCACATAGTCCAGCGATGTCGCCTGAGAGCGGAACCCAGCGGTTTTTATCGTTATACTTGTCATATTGGAACTTGTAGTTCCCGTCAATTGATACAAAGCTTGTGTTGACGTTCAGGTTGTTCGGAACTTCACTACCAGACTCATCTACACCATTACGCCAAGCAACAATACTGGCTACGGCGTTTACGGTTGATTGGTTAACAACTAGATCACGCGGTGGTGAAATAAGTGCAAGGCAATCTGCCCGAGTAGTGGCTAGATCCGACAGATATCCAAGGATGGTACTTGCGTCGGCCAGTGATTCATCCGAGGCAGCCCCACCGATCAGCAAGTTAACAAAAATGACCTCTTTGTCACCAAACAGATCCCAACCGGTCAGGTAATCGCCCGCAGCGACGTTAGAATCTTTACCACCGGCAAATACCAGTCCGATAGAACCACCAAGTGCAGGAGAAATCCATGAATCAGATGTAGCGTGGATATACTGGCTAGGGCCGTTTGCGAAGAATTCATCCAGATAGATGTTTGATCCAGAATAGTCTTTATCACCAGCCAATGTCGAGATTACAAAAGTCTCAACAACAACACCATCAAAATACACCACAATACCGTATTGATTACTGTTCTGTGGACCGTATTCGAACATATTGGCAATCGACTTGATAGCTTTGTTCACACCAGTAGGGAATACAGCCATGTTACCGGTATTGGCGGTGTAGTCAGCATAGTTGATTACATCGACACTAATTCTGTCACCATACGAACCCGGATACTTAGCAATGATGCTAGGAACTTGGTTGTTGATCAGTTGTGTAACGGTATTCGATGTAAATGCGGTATGCAGTGCTGCATCGTTTGGCATATATGCACCAGAATCTTGCAATAGCGAAACTGTTACAACAGCCCCAGAACCGGCACCCCCTGTCATACGAACTTCTACACCACCCAATTGAGCAGTTGTCAGTCCGTTGTTAATTGCATTCAACACACCGGTAGAATTGATGCGAAGCAATTGCAGTTCACCAATAGCCGACACAGCCATTACGGTTGCAGTTGAAATTACGGTTGCGCCAGAATTGACGGTTACATTATATGTAGCACCCTGCACATACCCAGTACCGCTTGAACTAATATTTGCGATAACAGCATTGTAAAGTGCGGTGGAGTTTTTTGCAGTAGCAGCGTTTACTACCCGTACAAAACGAAGATCGTTTGCATAGCGTAGGAAGTTTACCATACTGAAAAATGTTGCTGCGGTGTAGTCGTTTGGCTGACCAGCACGACGAACCACATCTGGTTCATCAACATACTGACTGATCTGGAACGCCGGACCCCACTGCGCCTTACCTACTGTCGCACCACGGCCAGTAGCCGCGTTTGCGATTGTGGTACTGAGATCAATTTCTTTAATCGCAATACCCGGAGATAGCAATGTCATCTCAATTGTTTCCTCAAATTGTCAAAAAGTTCTTGGATATAAAATCCAATTATCTAATTCTATTTATGCAAGAGAAAACTAGGTTTCTCTTATTTTTTACCGAAACTTGTAAAATTAGTTAAAATATCGGTAAGTTGTTTTCTTAACCCAAAAATACATACCACACCCAACACAATAACAAACGTAAACCAGTTTGGTAGTGTGTCGAGAATATCGAATCCAGCTTTGATATTGTCCCGTAGCTGTGGAATGAACACCCCGATCATTGGGACTAGAAATAGAAGAAACAGTAAATCATCTATCAATCCAAATTTTTCAGTTGGCTCATTGGGTTCTGGTGGGGTACATGGCGTACCCACATCAGGTGTTTCGTTCTCTGTACTCATTTTATCTGCCTGCAATAGCCGCAATAGCGTTAATACCCAATTCATTTTCCGCGCCCGTACAATGAAAAGTTATCCGATTTGGAACAGCACTTTGCGAGTGCCAGTTTCATTTCGTTAACAGCGTCGGTAAGTTCTCGTTGACTAGTTTTCATTTCGTTAACGAGGTCAGTATTTGCTTTGGTTTGGGCTTCTAGTAAAATCATCATTCGGTCGGCTGATCGCTGATCGGTCACTAATGTGTCAACCGTAGTCATAGACTTCTTGATAACCGCTACATCCGCATTAATAGAAAATACCCACGTACCCATAAAGGCCAACACCAAAATAATCACAGGTAAAATCAATTTGTCCCAAAGAAAGGTTTGAGTGTTTTCAGTGCTCATTTTCTTAGTCTCTGCGATTTGAGGTTTGGATGAGTTAGTTTGTAAACCAACTCACATCTTCATCAGTAGTATCGAAATCCCCATCATCATGTAGAACAAATCCCAAAAATTCATCTTGGAGTTCTTCAATATCCTTATGAAACAATTCTTCTGGCATACGCTGTCTTCGATCAACATAGTTGTCGAATTCGTCGGTAGTTGAGAAGTATGCAAATACAACCAATGCCATCACCAAATCATCGTGGTAACCCTCGACGGCGGCGAAAGAAAGGCTTTTTTCTACGAATGTTGTAAATTCATCCGCTACTAATCTACTATTTATAACCAGTTTATCCAGTTCAATTAAGTCTTTTAGGGTTGAACAACCAATCGCTTTTGTGCGTTTTGACTGTTTAATCCCAAGCTCAATACCACCAAACTGAACAAGATTTTCATATTCAAGATCCAGATAAAGTTCTTTGGCTACCAATAGACCCTGACTTGCAATTTCAATTAAAATTTGAGCTTCATTGTATCGGATCGCAAAATTCATCAGTAATTGTGGTAGGTATAATGGAGATACTTTATTGGACCTATATACCGCTGCAATTTCATAAGGGAATCCGGTTACATCAATCATGACCGCCGTTGAGTAGTCCTGACCCCGACCTTCCGCCACGTCTACCGCACAAAAATATTTGTGACCGGGCTTCGCTTCTTTGTAAATGTACAAATCTCGATCTTTTGACAGAGGTTCGACGGCATATTTGATCATATCTTCGATTTTCGCAGATTTTATCAAAGTACCCGAACTAGATCGGAACTGACATTCATATTCTTGTTGGAAGTCGTCTAGGCTCGTGTTACCGATGGTTTCAGCTTTCCAAGCCTCATCCCTACCGGGTACGTCCTGCCATTTGATGCTAAACGGATAGAAGCCTGATTTACGGTCTACCGCTTTACGCCAGATGTCGTAAAAGTGGTTCATACCGTTCGGGGTCGATACCATTAGAACTTTGGTCTTCTTACCGGACGAAACCGTTGGGTATGTAGACTTCCAAAATTCTTCCCATTCATGTTGTGGGATAAACGCAACTTCGTCGATAAACAGCATCGCAAACGACTGACCACGAACCGAACTGGAACTGGTAGCGTGCGATGATACTTGACATCCGTTGTCCAGCTTGATACTGGTTTTGTTCCATTCCAGAACCCCCGGCTGCAAGAAGTCAGGCAGATAGCGGAAGCCCTTTTTAACACGGTCAAGGATTTCGGCGGATGTAGTTGCCTTGTTCGCCAGAATACCGATGTTTTTGGTTTGGTTGAAAATCATGTAGTGCAGGATGAATGCGGCAGTCACCGTCGATTTACCAACCTGACGTGGACATTTCGAAACAAAGAATCTGTTATGTTCCATGTTTCGTAGCATATCTTCTTGGAAAGGCCACAAATTGAACAAGACCATCCCATGGTCAACGTGAACAATTCTCATATACTTTTTAACAAAGTACACGATATCATCACGGCAGCGAACGAATTCATCCGTCATTTCAGGCGTCATCGGTTTGCTTTGTTCCGCACGGCGTAAATCCATGTCGCCCATGTATCTCGCACGGCGATTATCACGATCTTTGAAACACATAAAGTTGTCTGGATCAACTGATTGGAAGTCTGGGGCTTTGATGAAAGTGGATTCTAATTCTTTACCATCTTTCTCAAGAAGTAGTCTCATCGCTTCTGCATCTGATAATAGATCCGATTCGTAAGTGGAATTGACTATTTCACCATCATTCGGTAGCTCTGTTTTTTTCCGGGTCATATTTTACAGCCTTTGAATTTACTTCTTTTTCGTGAGTGTCTTGTCTGGTTCCCATCTTACTCAGCAGTTCGCCATGGGTTCCGATAAAGACTTTTTCCGCGTTAATTTGTTGGTTATGTGTGGTTACGCTAGCAACAGATTTTGCATCTTTGGTGACCTTATGTACGTCCACCAACGCTTTCGATGCTGATGTCATTTGGGCCATAAGTTTTGCAAACGCTTCCACCATCTTTGGATGTTCTGCTAGCATTACCTCTGGGGCCATGCTGATAGCGAGTTGCATCATAATTTCCTGCTGTGCTCTCAGGGTCGCTCTGGAGACGTTCAAGTCGTCTCGAAGGCTAGGATCTAGGTCTGCTAGGTCTTCGATTGGATTCGTCTTAGAAACGACCACAACGGGCTTAGGTCGGGTTTCCCCACCTAGTAGCCCATCAAGATCCCCAGTTTCCAGAAAATCGAATTCTTCTTTATCCATTCGGATATTCTTCCGTGGTTTGGATTATGTATGGATCAGTGATATCCGCAGATTCTGGGATAACTTCATTGGTTACCCTATAGATTGCAGCGGCATCATCTAATAGGTCTTCTACGTTACCTACAAAATTGACAATAGTTTTCTTGATAATATTGGCGGATTGAATTTGTGGGTACAGATACCCATACAATTCAAACGTCAAATTCCAAATTACATGGCGACGATCATCCGCCATCAACCCAATCATTTCCTCTTCTGGCTCGCAGTCGGTCAAATTGATGTAAATGTCCCGATCAACGACACCTGCTAAGGAAAATTCTTTTATCTTAGCGTTAAAATGTGGTTGGAAGTATGGCAAAATCTGTTCGATAATCTGCAACATATCATCTTCATATCTTGTATATACACAGACTTCAAATTCAAAATTGTATGGAACCGGGGCCAACTGTTTCTGATGAACCTTCAAACCATTCTGTTCTATAATATTCATCGAATATTGCAGGGTGTTAACTTTCCGAGATTTGTCGTAATACAACTTGCGCATGAAAAAACTCATGCGCGGTAAGATTGTTTGGAGGTCTGGAAAATTAGATACTCCGGCAGTATTTTGGTTCATGTTCTGCAAATATGCTACGAATTTTTCTTTCGATTGATATGTGATTGGAACGACCATCGGATCTGTTTTATCTGGCCGGAGGATAGTAACTTTGTTGAACAACGTACCCATCAGTACGACATAATTGCGTACTGACTTGTTGTATTGGTGGATATCATTTATCATTAGTAACTAGCCCCAAATGGATCGTTTTCATCAAATACTGTTAATACACTACCTTCCGATTGAATTTGATCAGATTCAGCAAAATCTGGGCGATCAATATCACCATGACTACTCATTTGGATCAGTTCATCCAGAATATCTGATGGGATATCAGTACCGTTAGGATCTGGAATGACAGATTGGTTAATAAGTGGCATATCTTCTCGACTGTAAGCAAATTTCTGTGCGGTAATCCGACGAAATGGTAATGTCCCGTTTGGATGGAATGGATCATCCTGTTCTACCCAAATGATTTCAAATAGTGCGGGTCTTCCTGATGCCGCCCGACGATCCCACATAACAAGATCACCCGGTCTTGGAATCATCCCATTAGTTTGATGTGCAAACATATCAGGCTGAACAATCAAATCAACCTCATCACTAACCGAAATACCAAACTTCGAATAGAAGTCTTGTTGTCCCTGCCAGCCGTTGTACGACTGTAGGTACATATTGACTTTGTAGTAATCTGTAAACTTGTTTGTAGAATCTTCACCAAAGATGCGATCTAGATTTGGGAGTTCTCTTTTGATGTACCAGAATTCTAATCCAGACATCTGGATAGATTCGGAAACCAGATCATTCAATAAACTCGATTCGGATACGATAGAATTATGATTAAAATATGGATTTCGAATATTATCCAACGTTCTTGGGTCATCAGTTTCAA